TCGATCTGGCGCACCAGCCCGGCCATGCAGCAATAGGTCTCCACCTGCGCCAGATCGGCGGCACAGATCACCCGCCGGGCCACCAGCACCGGCAGAACCCGCTTCCATTCCGCCCGCGCATGGGCGCCGAAGTAAGCAGGCGCCTTGGGCACCCGCGCCAAGGGTTCCTGATCGGCGGTGATCTTGGGCTTTACCCCGCGAAGGTGCTTGCTCATGCCGCCACCACCCGCAGTTCCAAGCCCTTCCGGCGCCCGATCACGGCAATGGCGACGATGTTCCAGACCTTGCCGCCATGCAGCACCCGGTCAGCGACGGACACGCCCGGCAGCCAGCGCAGCAGGAACACGGCGTTGTTCGTGACGCCTTCACCATAGGTTGTCAGGAACTCTGACACGCCCGCTTGGCGCAGATCGGCCTTGCCGCTGGCATAGGTGGCCCATGTCTGCACCGGCACCCGCCCCGGCCCAAGGGATTCTGTCTGCCTTTGCAATTCAATCCGGTGTTGCAGCTTTCCGCTTTGCATCACGCCGCCCTCCACCGCAGAACCGCAGTCAGGGCGATCACCCCTTGCGTATGCGCCCGCACCGGGTCGGGGTCACGCATCCACACCAGTTCAGGCCGCGCCCATGCGTCAATGTCGAAGCCCTCGGCCTCGGGTGCATCCATCATGGCCCGCATCACCGCTCCGGCCACCGCCTGCGCCTTCGCACCATCCTCCACCGCCCAGACATGCAGCAACAGCCGCACCTCGGCCATGATCTGCCCGCCCGCAGCATGGCCCAGGAACCGCACCCGCGCAGGCGCCAGCACTATGGCAGGCATCTGGTCAGGCCGGATCATCCCGGCGCGGATGTTCAACGGGTTCACCAGCGCGGTAATGTCAGGATCAGCCGCCAGCCGATCCCCGATCAGCGCTTGCAGCGCAAAGCCCGGTTCGATCATTTCGCGGCCTTTCGCACTTCGGCGCGGATCACCCGGCGCAGCCGCGCCTTCACGCGGTTCATGTTCAGCCGCCACGCGGGCAGCAGGAAGGGCTCCGCCGCCATGGTGCCGGTGCTGGTGCCGTCCTTGTGCTGGCGGGCGTCGGTGCCGAACTCCACCAGATGCCCATGACGGGCGCCGGGTTCGCCTGCGGTGACGAAGGCCTCCCCGTCCCCTGCCGTGCGGCGCCCGCCGTCTGACGCATAGGCCGGGGTTGTCTCGCCCGGTGCAGTCGCGTCGATAGAGGCGATCAGGGCGCCCGTGCTGCGGGATGTTTCGGCCAGAGAACGCGCGTCGGCGGCGATCTCTTGCGCCGATCTGGCAAGCGCCGGGTTCAGCGCTTCCAGCACCGCTTGCGGCATCGCCTTCATGCGCCGGGTCAGCGCTTCGGAACCCTTCACATAGCGGCCCATTATGCAGCCTCGGGTTCGGGCTGATAGCCGGTGACGCGGGTCTTGAGGGGCGACAGCAGATCATGCACCCCGAACGGAAGCTGGTAAGCGCTGGCAAAGGTGACAGCCTCGCGCGCCTCATACTGGTGTGCGACCATCAGCAGCGCCGCCTGCGCCATCAGCGCGTTCGCTGCATCAAAGGGCAGGCCGGTATAGGCCTGCACCCATGCCTCGGCCACATTGGCGTAATGGATCAGCAGATCGGCGTCGCGGTCGTCGTCCAAGTTCAGATGCGCCCGGACAAGGGCGGGGGAAAGCGGCATTCGGGTTACTCACAACAAGCACTAATCACTTTTTATGATATAACACGCAGGATTCATCAGGAAAAGTTATATTCCAGCGTATCTTGCGCGCAGGACCACACGCCGGTTCCCTGAGAGGGGGTGAGGTTGAGAGGTGCCCCCGGACTCGAAACTCTTTAGCGCTGCTAGTCTCAGTAGTTTGTCTGTAAGCGCTTCAGTTAGTCTTGCGATACAATCGAAGGATGACTAGCGTAGCTCCATTGCAGTGAAAAGAGGCCTTAAGCGCATGAACGATGATCCGCTTCACGTAAATCCGAACCACGAAAATTCACCGGAAGTTCTCCCTGAGGCAGAAGTCTTAAATGCGGAATTGGAAACTGATGATCTTTCTAGGAGGATTCATAAAGTAAAAATTTCTAGGCACAGCGGCGTTGTTCAATCCATAAAAGTTAATCGTAAAATAAAATCACCGCAGCATTCAAGTCAAGGCCGCAATCCTTTCCATACTTTATCTTACAACTGGATGCAGTCTTGCCTAGGATTTATAGAGGCATTTCCTCTTTATGGTCATGTGGCTCATCACATTCACCAGACCCAAGTTGAAGAAGATGTTGTCGCCTTTGTGGAGAGAAACGCAGCAGTTTCCGAAAAGATAATTAGTCAAGATGCGGAATCTCAAGAAATTACATATGAAATTGATCAGAGATTTACGTTTGAACTGAATCGCAGAATATCGCAGCTTAATCAGTATAAGAGGGCAGAGAAATCTTTCGCAAGAGGGCAACTCTTAGCCATACTGGCCGAGTATGAGGCATTTATCGCCGACCTTCTAAGGCTAGCAATTGCAAAGAGACCAGAAGCGTTTATCTCAGCGGATTCAAAAATATCTGTATATGAAGTTATTAGGGGGACGGACTTAAACCAACTGCGCGAAGTTGTAATTGAGGACCGGATTGAAAGCCTTCAGCGTGATAGCCATATTGAGCAGGTCAAGTTTATTTTCGGTAGGCTAAAACTCAACCTTCCAGACCCCAAAAGCCTAAGAGAGTTTGGGGAAATATGTGAACGCCGGAATGTGATTACACACGGAAATGGCCGCGTAAACAGGTCTTATACGTCCAAACTCAAGGAACTTGGATACCCTGCATCAGAAATTCCTGAAATTGGGTCGGAACTAAGTATAAGCTTGCGGTATCTACGTCGATCTTTAGCGCGCGTCTTTCAAATGGGATTCTTTACTTTGCACATCGTCTGGCAGCATCTTGAGCCAGAGCATTGCGAGCAATCGGTCTCCACATTAGTTGATGCTGCCCATGACTTTCTGGTTGCTGGTTATACAAAAATCTCCGGTCGAATCAGTGAATTTATTCTCAATGAAAAAAGCCCCGCAAATGAGAAGCACAAGGCATACTCAATCATAAATTTAGCGCTATCCGTGTATCTTGACAACGATATTAGCCCTGACGATACCGCAAAAAGAGTTGAGAAAATTCTCGCCAAGCGGGATTGGTCTATAGTTGGGCCAATATTCAATCTTGCTCTTCACTGCGTAAGGGGGCAGCATGATGATCTGCCAAGGCTGATCGACCTAGCTATTGATGAAGGACTCACCGAAGGAAACCTTCTAACATGGGCGCTATTTACCAAGGCAAGGCGTGAGCAGACATTCCGTGACAAAATCAAAGATCGATTCGGAATAGAGATAGAAGCACCCACGGAATAATGACACTATCCGCCTGACCAAACAACTGACGGCAATAATCCCTTAATTTCCAGTTCCCGCATAAAAACAGGAGCTTGTGATCCAATAGATTCACTTATCTTCGGCGCCTTCGCCACCTGCACCCGCATCCGGTCCACCAGCGCTTCCATGTCCACACCGGCGAACATGCAGACCATGGCAAGGTCTGCGCTTGGCGTGGTCAGGTAGCGGCGGGCGTCAAGGGCTTCGGACACGGCGTTCTCGCCCAGTGGCTTGCGCGGCGGTTGCAGCCGGGCATCGGTGATCGCGCGCATCAGCACATCTTGCCAGAGGCTCTGTTCCGGGCTGGCGGTCATGCTGCCGCCCGTTCTGCGCGTTGCTTGACGCTATTGTGGCAATGCCCGCACAGGGCCTGCCAGTTGTTCCAGTTCCAAAACAGCGCGGTATCGCCCCGGTGCGGGGTGATGTGATCCACCACCACCGCCGCAGCGCCACATAGGGCGCAGGTCGGGTGCAGGTGCAGGAACTCGGCACGGGCCTTTTCCCATTGGCGCGTATAGCCGCGCTGGCGGCTGTTCGGGCGGGTCGCATCATGGCGACGGCCTCGGGCACGGGTGCTGGCGATCTGACAGGCGCAGGGGCGGCCTGCGGGCACGATCTTGCCACAGGAACACAGGCGGGGCGGGTTCGGCATGTCACACCCCGAGGCGGGCTTGCAGCGCCTCGAAAGCGGCAAGGTCAAAATCAGGGTCCAGACCGGCGGCGATATTGGCTTGCCGCTGTTCGGTCTTATCGCTGCGGGTCTCGGGGGTGATCCCGGCAAGGCGCAACTCGCGGTCGGCCTGCGCGTCCAGTGCGGCGGCGATCTCGGCCAAGCTGGCGTTCCAGACCTCGGACGGGGGCCAGTGCAGCCAGCTTGTCGCAAGGCTGAACAGATCGGTCAGGAACTGGCGCAGCGGAATACGCGGGCCGGTGGGGGCGCTGGCCTCGCCCTGCGCGGTATCCAGAACCACCGACAGCAGGGCGAGACTGGCCGCTTGTGCAGGACCAAGGAACTGCACCAGCGGAACACGGGCGGCATGGGTCAGCAGCCGGTCGGCCTCGGCCTTGTCGGTGGCTGCGGCGCGGATCACGGCATAAAGGGCAGTAAGGGTCTGCCGGGCGACACCATCCCAAAGGGAAGCGATACCGCCCGGCAGGGCTTCAAGCGCCACAGCCGCCCGCAGACTGGCCCGCAGCGTCACGGTATATTCACCGCAGCGCAGGGGGATTTCGGCGGCGGGTTGCAGCGCGACAGACATGGATCAGGCGTCGATAAAGCCGAAGCTGGTGCGAACGAAGGCCAGCTTCTTTTCTTTGTCCGAATAGGCGAACACATGGCTTTCGATCATGCGCAGGATTTCTTCGCCCTTCGCGCCTTCGGCGGTCAGGGCCTCAATCTGTGCAATCACATGCTGGCGGGGCGACTGTTCGTTGGTCATAGCAGGGGTTCCTTTTGTTAGTGCTATACCCGGCCTTTAGTGCTGGCCGGGCAAAGTGTCTCTTGGGATCAGGCGACCATCTTCAGCTTGCGGAACACATCCGTTCGCACCACCCCGGCCCCGACGCGGCGGCGGGCGTGGAAGCGGGCAAGGCCGCTGGTGCGCTGCGTCAGCAGGTCGGGCAGAATGTCCAGCGCCACGCGATCATAGATGCGGTATCCGGCCTTGAAGTCACCGAAGATGATCGGCGTGGCCCCGCTGGCGATGTTCGGCATGTCCAGCGCTTCCACCACCGGGCGGCCCAGAATGGTTTCGGGCTGGCCTGCCTGATAGGAGGGCTGCCACAGATAGTTCCCATTGCCGTCTTTCAGGGTGCGGATCACCGCAAGCGTGGTGCCGTTCATCACCCATGCGCCCCGGTTGCGATAGGTCGCGGGCATCGCATAAAGCAGCCGCACCAGTGCGTCCGCCGAAAGCGTGGTGGCATGGCCGTTGTTCGTCTCGGCGATACCGGCGGCCACCATGAAGCCCTGCGGTGCCTCGGCGGTGCTGCCGTTCACGAAGGCGGTGGCTTCCTTGGCGCCGAAGTCTTCGGCCAGTGCCAAGCGCACCTCGGCCTCTGCATTGCCCGAATCTTCCAGCATCCGCAACGACAGGTCCACGAAGGTTGCAAGTTCCTTCACATCCACCTGCATCTGGCCGAAGGTCGGTTCAGAGGCGGTGCGGGTGGCCGTCTCGCCCACCCAGACGGCATTCGTGATGCCGGTTCGCTTCGGCAGCAAAACGGTATGGCTGGCGGTGGCGCGCACATCGGCAATGCTGCGGATCGGGCTGAACTCCACAAGGTTGCGGATGAACTCACCCGAGACTTCTTCAGGGGCCAGCACATAGCCGGGCGCGTCAGCGGCAAGGGTCAGTGCCTTCTGGTCGATCTGGCCCGTTTGCAGGAAGCTGACAAAGGCCTTCTTGTCGGGTTCGCCCTGCACAATGGCGGGGGCACCCAGCCGGTTGCCCTTCGCTTCCAGCTTGTCCAGACGCTGCGCAACAGCCTCGAAGGCCTTCATGTCGATCTGCGGCGCATTGGCCGGGGTTTGGGTTTCTTCGTTTTCCATGGTCGGATTCTCACTCGTTACGGATTTGACAGAGGTAATCTGCGCGCCCGGATGGGCCGGGACGGCAACAATGCTGATTTCATGCAAGGCAAGGGCGCTGATCGTGCGGCCCTGCGGGTGGCGCTTCGCCTGTTTGGTGACGAAGCCGATAGACAGGCCCGACACCGCGCCCGCCTTCACCATGGCGCGCACCTCGCGGGCGCGTTCCACATCCTCCACCAGAAGACGGCCCTTTACGGTCAGGCCTTCGGGGGTTTCGGCGATCTGATCCCAGATCCCGATCACCTGCGCCTGATCGTGGGCGAACAGCATGGGCAGCGTGTCCGGGCCAGTGAAGGCGCCTTTCTCGATCACATCGCCCACGCGGTCAGGGGTGCCGAACGGCCAAGCAAGGCCGGTGATCTCGCCCGCATCCGATACCGACAGCGCGGCCTTGATCTCAAGCCGATCGGTCATGCCGCCCCCTGTTCCGCCTTGCCGTTCCACCGGGCAGACATGATTTCCCATGCCAGCCCCAGCACCTCGGCCAGCGGGCGGTTCACCGCGTAGGTATCGCACAGGCGCTTCGCCTGTTCCGGTGCCATGCCGCCGCCGATCAGGCCAAGGCGGATGATCTCGCGCAGGTATTCGGCAGGATAGCCCAGGGCGAGCATCTGGAAGAACAGCGCCCCGGCGCCAAGGCCGGTCAGCTTTTCCAGTTCCATCAGCATGGGGTCTGTCAGGGTGAAGGCGTGTTCCCCGTCGCCGAAGAACGCGCGATGGGTGATAAGGTCAGTCATCTTGGGGTTCCTTGGTCGGCGCAGGCGCAGCGCCAGTTGTCGTGAAGGGGTTTTCCAGCACATCGCCGCCGGGCAGCGGCGGCAGGTTCAGGCCTGCGCGCACCTCGTTTGCCGCCATGGCGCCCATGGCCCGGTATTGGCTGTAGGCGGTGGCACGGGCGGC